GCTCCTACCAAAGCCAATGGTCAACGCACACGTAACCGCCCTTTCCACGCTCCGGATAAGTGGGTCATGTTCAAGAAATATAACATCCGTGATGTAGAAACGGAAATGGGCATCCAGCAGAGACTCGCAAAGTTCCCGGTTCCAGCTCAGAGCTGGGATGAATACCATCTGGATCAAAAAATCAATGATCGTGGCGTCCGCTTGGATATGGATCTTGTTGCTGCCGCCATTGAGATGGATACTCGCTCTCGAAAAGAACTTACAGATACTATGAAAACAATCACGGAACTTGAAAATCCGAACTCCGTCCAGCAGATGAAG